CGATAACATTTGACGGCCCAATTAAATATTGAGACTCTACAGGCTTGTCTTGCGTAACAACAAGACTTCCAGCAGCATAATGAGACATCCCCCTGAATAAAGAAGTTAATTGTTGTATAACTGTATAGACCTCATCTTGTGCATTAATTAATAGATTACAAGCGAATCTAGGCTCTGTAAATCCCTTCCCGTCTGACACTAACTCATTACAATATTGAGAAATATTGTAAAAATCCCACTTGTCAAGCGAACTTTCAGGAATCCCCGCTCCATATCTAGTTGAAACAATTAAGTCGTATAAACACCATGCTGGATCATTTGTCCAAGTCGCTGCCCCAAATGTCCCATTCCATGTTCCGCTATAAGTTACCCTGCCTATATGTGTTGTTGTATCTACAGAAGCATTACTTGGAAGCTTAACTTTTATCCCTCTTATCTTATACTTACGACGTGGAATTGCATTGAATTGTCGAGAGTCAAATCGAAGATAAGCAAGCGCACTATTTGGATAACGTAATTTCTCATCTTTGATCATAGTATAACTTGCCCAATGCAAATCATTGCTTGTTCTTCCTTCAGTATGTGTATCACCACTTACTCGTACAACTCTTACGCTGACAGGGAAAGTCCCTGCTAACCCAAATATATAATCTCTTTTATAAAGACTGCTTGATTTTCCACTAATTGTATCTGTAACCATTGTGGAATAACTACTTTGTCCAGCATATTGAACCTGTATCTTTAAACTTACTGACGTACCAACAACATCTCCATCGTCTTCACTGTGGCGTAAAGCAGGAACACTTACAGTGACTCTTATCCTGTCAACAGTCGAATCATTGATTTGCTGTGCTACAGGACTAGCTTGGTCAACACGAGTTCCAACACCTACCTCGCTCTCAATAGTTGAAAGATCAGGAACATATGTCTGATCCTGTGTCCCATTACGAGTAACTACTGAATATCCTTCATAATTAGTCGCTCCAGTTGTATCAAGAACTGGTGTCCCATCTAAATAAATACTCTTGTGACCGTCATCTAATCCTTGGATCTCTCCTTCTGAAAGTAGATCTACAACTGTCGCAAATTGAGCTGACTGAAGAGAATCATCAGCCTCCGTCGGAACGTGTTGCTTCTGCTTATTCTTTCCACCACCAGCACCACGAATGTACTTCATAATAATTGATCCACATCAAGGCCACTACTAATAACAGTACTACCTACAAACAATCGTCCGTAGGCAATTGGTATTGGCGTTCCAACTTGGGCCGTATTGACAATCCCACTGAAGTTAAAGTTCTCTAAATGACTAGCTTGCTTCATATCTAAAGGCCCAGGTGGTGGAGACAGAATGTTTGCTACACCCGTCATTACCATTGATAAACCAATTGATCCTATTGCGTGAGACATCCCCGCACTAAGGAATCCTGATCCTGTTGAACCCCAAAACCCTGCACCTGCTGTAGTAGGGGCAAGAACAACTGCTGCTGTGATTAATAATGCTCCAACAAGAATAGGTGCTACTTGTCTCCAAGTAATCGCACCACTGATGACGGGTGTGATGCTAAATACGTCCTTCTCACTCCAAGGAAGACTTAAATCTCTTAAGTTTTCCTCCCCTACAGACTCTTTACCAATTTTTACCCTATAACCAATCCCATCTTGGGCACTATCAATAAGCCACTTCTCTAACCCAGGAAAATTTGCTAATAAAGCTTTTATTGCCTCTGCTGGTGTCTTTACATCAAATTCAAAACGTGTTTGACCTAAACGTTTTGCTAATGCTCCATAGACTTTAACGACTTTCATGTCTTATTACTTTGGCCGTGTTCTTCTTATAATACCCGCCATAAACATCCCTGCTAGACAATCTTCCTTGAACATGATGCAAAATAATTGAATCGCCAATATAAATCGCAGCATGATTTGGTACGTCTGAGCAAATATGCATCAAAATAATATCTCCATACTCAATCTCATCCTGAGAGATCTCACGCATTCCCTCTCTCTTGTAATTATCTAAATAAAGGTTCTCCCCTCTGCTCCACCAGTCATCTCTACGGAAATATTCGTTCATCTTTATACCTAACTCCCTCTCATAAAAATCTTTCCATAACGTATAACAATCTACAATCCCATGACTGAACTCTCGCCCGACATACTTTAATTCAAATCCTTTAGGCTCACAGTAATCCCATTCTTTGTTCTCTGGATTAAAAATAAACCAAGGTAATTCTGAACTTTCACAAGCAACTAAATCTGCTTCCGATGGCTTTGGACTATATGAAGGATGACTGTGTACAACAGCGATAATCTCTCCTTTATCTTCTGTTCTTATATAGTCATTTGGATCAATAATAAAATGCTCTTCTGGACCCTCAGCTATATTCTTGCAAGGGAAATAACGCCTTCTGCCTTTCACTACAGCAATTAAACCACAACATTCCTTTGGTACTTCTTCTCTCCCATGTTCAATGATTTGATCCTTAAGCTCTTTCGTTAAATTCATTTCTGTCTGCCTGCCGATGGAAATGATCCATAAGGCAAAGCAGCAGTCGATCCAAAACGAAGTTTACAAGACCCTAATCGTTTTCCACATCTATCTTCTGTTATCGCTCCAACTGTCTGATCCTGTGCATTCCAATAATTGCTACCTGTATAAGAACATTCACTCGAACGATATTCCCATTGACAGACATTCCCGATTAATTGTCTCTTGGGGATTTTTACTCCAGGCAAATCTAATTGTGATGCAAGTTCAAAAGATACTATCTCTCTTGTTTCTGAAGCCTTTCTATCTATATACCAAACTTCCATAGGCCATTGAGCATTTGGGTCTGCTGTACTTTCTCCATCTAAAAACTTCTTCAGTGTCCTTACTCTTCTTATCTCAGCACCACCTAAATCATTTCCTACAGTTGTTCCATTCACCAATAAAAGAAGTGTTGTCATTACTCCATCTAAATTAGAAAAAGTCAATGTAGGTCTAGGAAGTGAGCCCGTCCCTGTATATTCAAAACCATTGGCCTCTACAGGTAATCTTGTATAAGCATTACCGCCCCAAATAATATTTCCATCGGCATCTGCATTACATCCTTCATGCCAACGATAAATATCATTTGATCCATGCAGATTATTCGATAAATGCATCTCAAATAATTCAATTATTGAATTTGGTGCTAATACCGATAACTCTTCGTAAACACTACTGATTGCTACCCAAGTAACATTATTATCTGTACTTACACTCCCAATATCTGTTCCCCATAAAGGTTCTGTCGCTGCAGTCGTACCAGCAACGGTTACCTGGAAAAATAAACCCGTCTTCTGTGCTGAAGTGGCTCTTCGTATATTCCCAACACTAACCGCTGTGTTGGCTGTCCATGCTGCTACTGCCATTACGGTTCAAATACTTGTCTAAAGGATGCTTGTACTGTTACACGATTATTGTATGGGATTGATCTCGTCCATCCGCCACAAACCCATTTGTAAGAAGTGGAACTTCCTGGTGGTGTCCAATTAAAATTTTCCTTACCTCCTCTCGTTTCAAGAAATGTACTAATAGTGTCAGCATCAGTCTTGGGAATATTTCTCCAAACAAGTTGCCATAATTTTGGATCCTGATTGATCCCATAAACTAATCGTTGCTCATACCCATCCCCAAATTGAACAGTTCTTACTGATGGAGAAGAAGCTTCTTGCGCTCCATAACTTGGTGTGATTGCAGGAAAATTAGCCATTAACGTACTCCTTGTAATAGTCCACCAGGACGTTGCTGCCTAACAATTTCTGCTTGGACAGCAGCTCCTACCAGATTACCTAATTGTCTTTGTTCGTCTCCATCGGCTTCTGCGCTACTACCAGAAGCATCCACATTTACAACGATATTTGTTCCTCCCATCGCATTATTTGGAACAATATTTCCATGACTGCGTGGAACGAATAATTCTGGTCCCTTCTCTCCAACTAAATAGGACTGTCCACCTGATACTGGACCACCTCCTGCTTTCTTCCCTCCAAAATCAACTGAACCAAAATTAGACCAACCACCTTGTGGTACAAATGAAGAAGTTGTTTTCTTTTGGCCTCCAAACCATCCTCCAGGAGCAAACGCACCAACGATATCCATCTTCACTTGTGCCGCAATTATTTTTGCAGCCATGCTCATAAATTCATCTGCAATTGATCTAAGCATTGATCCCATTGCATCTCTCATAGACATGCTTCCTTTTATTACTTCCATAAACGAATTAGAGAATGAA